ATAGGTTGAATCAGCCAAGCCCGTGCGAAGGTAACTTGAATTGTCATACGTTATATTTGTTCCACTTGCTTTTACAAAGCCTGTGCCGCTTAACTGTGGTTGTTTATTATTAAAAGTAGTCCAATCCGTTGATGTTAAATATCCATTTCTTCCACTTGTTGCACTTAATAATTCAATGATTGGAGTGGTAGTTGTATTTAAAATAGATAAAGGATTTCCACTTGTTGCGGAAACCGTTACACTTGTCACCGTTCCAGCTCCTATAGCAGTACGAAAATTAGCAGCAGATAATGCCGTTACACTGTTGTCTGCATTAAACTGTGGAAAGGTAATGGCAGAAGGATTGGTCAAAGTAAACATTGATTGCCCTACCGTCGTACCTCCTAAACTTGTTCGTCCTGTCGATGCTACTAAACCTGTGCTATTTCCATCCCATTTTAACCTATCTGTATATGCTGTATTCCAATTACTTGAATTGTTTGTAATTGATGTTGTCCATGTTGTGCCTGTGGATAGGGCTATGCCTGCCTCTGGATAGATTGGATTACCTTGCCCAGAGGAAACAGAGCCGATGCCGCTAACTGTGACTAAGGTGTAATTTTCGCCAAGTTTAAAAGATGTAGCTGCTACCTTAACCTTGTTTGTGTCAATAACGGAAAACTGGTCATTAAGTAGTAACTGCCCATTGCGGAAGAGCAATATAAACTGTCTTAGCTGAATAGGGAATTTAGGGAGTATAGTAAATACTAAAGTGTCACTTGTAACATTTTCGTATTCCTGTTTAATTATTTTAATTGTATCTCCTCCTATCTCTACTGCCACAATACTATCTCTTACAAAATCGTAAACAGTAGAGCTATCAACGCGTAGTGTGCCAGTAGTTGTAATTGGGCCGCCTAATATGCCATAACCACTACCTACGCTTGTAACCGTGCCGCTGCCTCCTGTGTACTGTGGAATGTTTAAAGTATCACCACTTAATGTAGAAGCTCCACTTGTTCCAGTAGTGGTAAGTGTAATATTGTTTTGTTTAGTAGCAAACCTTGTAGTAAGATTTAATAAAGTAGTATCTGTTAACTCCATTAAAACAGATAAGTCTGCGGAGACTGTGCCTGTGGTTGTGATTGGATTTGGTGATACTGTAATGCCAGTACCTCCAGATATTGAGGTAAGTGATCCGCTGCCACTACCACCACCACCACCACCGCGAGGTAAAATGACTGTATAATTTTCTCCTAACTTATAAGCAGTCGCACCTATAACAACAGAGGCATTAGTAGGTACTGTATATTGGCTTGGTAAAAGTATTTGACCATTCCTATATACTTGCAAACTTGTTGTATCGTTTACTACTAAAGTATCTGTTTGTGTCCAGGTTAAAGTGCTTGATGATACATTCCTAAAATCTTGCCTTGCATAAAATCTGCCACTTGTATCCGCGTAGGCTTTGGTTGCGTAGTTGGCTAACATTGCTGAAGTATCGCTTACTAAAAGTGTTGGCGTTGTATCCCTCCAAACACCTTCACTACTTAAATAATATAATGAGGCTTTATTTACTGGCGATGTTATACGGACATCGTGTAATTCTTCCAATTCTTGACCATTGAAAATTTTGACGAACAATTCTCCACTTCCAGCATTACTTTTTACACATACACCAATATATACCGTGTGTTGTGGTGCTTGCGGCTTAGTTGATGTTAATCCTCCTGCCACAGTTGGCGAAAGGTAAACGGCTGAATCCTCTACTAATGAGGATGTATTGATTCCAGTTATTAATCCCTCTGTTATTATATATCCGCTTTGATTGTTCGCTATGCTTTCGGCAACTATTCCAAAAGTGTTAGCCGAAAAGGCATCGGTAACGCCTAAGGCTTTTGCAACGGTTATACGGTTACCTTGACTTCCTGACAAATAAACCGCAGTTCCCTTTGTCAAAGTTGAACCCGTGCGATTATTAACCCGTTGGTGTAATTGTTGCCCTATTACATTGGTCACTAAACCACCTTTTAATCCTTGAATCAAACTTCCTTGCGTGTCATTATATTCAACCTCACCTACTCCGACCGTTCCATCTTTTGACGTGTTAAACGTGATTGAATCAAAAGGCATTGTTAAACCTCCTCCTGCACCACTAATGGATGCCCATATACCTTGCTTAAACACATATAAAGAACCGCTAACAGAATCAAGAATAAGATAGGCTTTTACATTCTTATCTGCATAGCTTGTAGGCTTTGTTATTGTGTCTGTCACTCTACCTCTCCACACCAAGCCGTTGCCTGTTGTCTGCCATCCTAATCTCTGTTTATTGCCTGTAATGGGGTAAGGAATGGAATCCATAGAGGCATAAGATATTCCTGCTACCAAAAGAAATGCAATTACAAGTCCTTGTTTTTTGTTGCCTACTTTGTCAATGGCTTTGCCAATTAACTTTCGCCCAATGCCCATTATTAATTCATTGGCTAAAACCTTGGCAATGTTTCCAACGGCTTTTAAAAACTTTCTTTCTTTCTTTGGTGCTTTTATCTCTTCCATTATATTATGTTTATTGCAAAGACAATATAATTACTGCCATCGTAATGTGTGTTAGAATCTATGGTAATAGTAGCAGGTGCCGTTATACTATATTGACTATCTATTAATTTCTGACCATTCTGGTAAACATGAATAGCAGCATTTAAATTAGTAACTGGCAAGACTCCATTATTTTGAGTCCAGGTTAAAACATTGGATGAGGATGCAAGAAATTCTTGATTAAATATTGAAACGGCAGAGCCATTTACTGTAACATTATTTATTGTTTCTGTAACATTGTTGTTAACCACACCACCACTGCCTGCGTTATTAGCAACTTGGGCAAAATCTCGAGGTTTAGATAAAACTGTTCTTTCAGTATAATTAGGCATCTAATTCAATTTTAAAATAATCACCTTGCCAAATTTCTGTTTTTAAATCAAAACTACCTCTTTCGAAAACGTAATATCCGGATGAATATTCTATGACCTTGTGAGGAAGGTAAGGATTGTCAACTGATAAATTTTGGAATGGCATATCAACCATGCGTAACTTTGGTGTGAGCTGTCCGCGTATTACTTCATTTACTAATAATTGTGTGACATTGTTAAAGCCTGATCCGCTGCTAACATCCCATGAGCTGCTATTTTCATAGGTGCCAGATTCTAATACTTTTAATCCTCCATCCGTTGTTTTACTCGGCCCATCGCCAAGGTATGTGTCAAGGCTAAAAATAGTGGATGATTTATCGTCATTGTCAGAGCCATATTCAAGAATGTCACTTTGCCCAGAGACTGCACCAGTAGGAAGAAATTCAAGATAATTACTACTTAATAAATATGATATACTAAAATTACCAGACACATTTGTTCCTGCCTCATTTCTCATATTTTTTAAGCGCATCTCCCATACATACTCTGCACTCTCTGGAATGTCTAAGGTATCAAATGTGATAGTTTTATAAGCAACAAAAGCAGCATCTGCTGTTATTGTTTCCGTATTAAACTCATATTCGTAAAATGTATTTTCCCAACTTGCAGCGTCTAATATAAAATTAAAACCATTAGTGTAAGTTACATTTCTTTTTAAATACTTATTTTCCTGCTTTACCTGTAATGATTTAATTTTGCCAGTAAAACCTGGAGATGATAAACTATCTAATTGTAATGTATCTGTGTTAGTTGATAAAATTACATAGTCATAATCACCACTTTCTGTAATTGTTTTTGTAACACCACCTAAACGTAGTCTAAGGCTACCACTATTTTCAATATCAACTTTAATTTTAACATAATACTTTCTACCAGATGTAACTGTAAAAGTAGTGTAGTATGCTACCGTTGCTATTATTGTACCTTCAAGTATTCCATTATTAATAAACCAACCGCTGCCCAATGTCCAGTTAGCATCAGCAAAACCTTGCAATGGAAAGCTATTAATAATAGATGCTACCTTTACAGCAAATACAAATTGAAAAGGCTCAAAGTTTACAGGATTTAAAGCCTGGGCATAAAAGCCAAGTATTCCTGTGTATGATAATCTTGCATCTGCATTTGTAGCGTCTAATGTCGGAGTGATTGTTGTTATTGGTGTGGTATTAGTAGTATAGTTATATTCTACTCCGGCTAATAAGTTTTGTTTAGCAAAGTGATTGTATCTAACAACTACATTTTTTAGTGCAGGATAATATGTCCATTTACCTCCGCTTAATCTCATTAAATCACTTCCTGGTAAATTAGTCTGTATATTAGACATGGTAAAATCAAAAGTAAATGTGCCAGATGCCTGTACGCCTAATGCGCTATACTTAAAATATCTGTGAGCTGAAGGATTTCTTGCGTATTCATTAACTTGTATAAACCAATATTGATTACCAGAAAATATTAATCTTGCGCCAAAGGTTTGACATATCTTTTTTAAAACATCGTAGCAACTTTGATATATGTAGTTGTTTTTTGTATCCTTATGATAAAATGCCCTATGCTGTATTACTGTCAATAATGCGTAATCATTAGCAGCATTGTAGGCTGTAGTATTCTCATTCCAATTAAAAACAGTGTGCAGCACTGGCAGACTATTTGCTACCAATTCACTCTGTACAAAATCTAATTGATTGAGGCAGTTTAAAATATGTTGTACTACTGTGTCTTGCCCATTGTAAGGCCCTACTGCACTTTTGTAATCCAATGTTTTTAGCCATCCTAAACCATCAATGGCAGATATTTGAGCAACATATCCAATAGACAAAGGCACATCCTCAAATTGCACTAAATCTGTAACTATATAACCATACCAATTAAATGATACTGTTGTATTGTCATCTTCGTACGCAGTTAAATGCATTGTAAACCTACCCTCAACTGCTAATCCAATATCAAGAAGTAAAGTCTGTAAATCGTTATTATTTATAAGTAATGATAAATTGCAGGATGATCCGATTATAGGAGTAAATCTTTCAGCTCCTTGTTGGCTTTCGCTATCGTATTGTAATGACAGGCTAATAGTATCAAATGAATATGTCATACCAGAAAAAACATTGTCTTTTATAGCAACATTTATTTTTCTGCCTTTTTCATTATATACAGTCGTTTCAAACCTTACAGCCATTATTGTATTCTGCTAAGACCCTTTTGAGACCTATTTAACAATATAATTAAATCATTTCCGCTTATCCTTGTCTCCAGTGTGCCACCTACGCCCATGTCTCCCATCATGCTTTTTAACTTTGATAGAGGTGCAATTACTTCCGGGTCAACTCGTACGTTTTTGTTATCTCCTACCATTGCCATAGTTGGCCCGTATGCCAAGCCGCCTTCAGCAAGTTTGGGAGCTCCAATTTTCATTATTAATGACCTTGCTACACCACCAGCAGCAGCAGCAATAGCAGGAGCAATAGCCACCATGAAAGGTGATAATGGTACAGATGCTAATGCTTTTGCTACATACATTCTAATAAAATTAGCAATTATATCAGCAATGCTTTTTCGTACAGCTGCTGCAAGTTCTTTCATACTTTCAAATCCACTTGCTGCTAATTCACCAAAACTTAATATACTTGCAGCAATAATTTGTTGACCTTGTCCTAATGAATCATATGCACTTTTTGCCACTGGTGCAATTTTATTAAATGAATTAGCTACATCTTCATTTGTTTGTTTTAATCTTTCATTTGCAGCTGATATACTTTCTAATTTATCTGGAAGTAAATCTAATGTCGGTAAAATTCCTATAACACCTAAACCTGCACCCATTGAGGCAGCAGAACCTGCTCCACCTGCACCGCCACCTGTTGGAGTAGTAGCACTTGGTTCTGTCGGCAAAGTTGGTACAGTAATACCTCCACCGCCACCAGTTGCTTTTGCACCAGTTGTAAATAATGAAGCAAGTTTGCCTTTTAAACTATCAACTGTATCTCCAATACTTTTAAACTCTGTAGCTACTATTCTTTGTTCCTTTTGATAAGATGTTAAACCATCAAGATTAAATAAATTTAATCCTAATGCTTTCTGTAGATAATCAATATTTTTTAAAACATTAGCTACTCCTTCCATTACGGAGTTTTTAATGTTTATCCAAATGTTTTTAAATCTATCTGTGAAGGCTTGCCAGTTATCATAAACATATAATGCAATAGCACCAATAGCAGCAATTAAGGCAGTAACTACTAAAATCATTGGATTGGCAGCTAAATAGCTAAATGCTTTACTTATATTTCCTATTGCTTGTACTATTAATTTTGAGGCTCCTGCTAAAGCACCGTATGTACTTATTAATTTTCCTACTATAAATATAATGGGCCCGATAGATGCAGCCACTAAAGCAGCCTTAACTATAAAGCCTTGGACTTCTGGTGTAAGATTTTTAAATCCATCTACTAAACCTTGAATATATTTACTTAAACTTTCTGCAACGGCTTGTAAATTTAATGATTCGTTTATAGCCTTGCCAAACTCAGCCAAAGATGCCGTTACATTATCTTTTAAATTATCAAATGTATTCCCTAATCCACCTTGCGCCCTTTCTAACTTTGCTAAGGCAGAAACAGAGCGCGTAATAAATTCTTCACTACTTACACCTATTGCTCTTATTCCTTCCGCAGTCACCGTTCCAAATTCCTCTTTCATCACTCTGGCAAACTCCGGTAGCCTTTCTTTTATCTGATTAAGGTCTTCCTGTGTAACTTTACCAACCGCGCTTATCTGACTTAAAGCTAATGTAACTCCGCTAAACTGTTCTGCACCTCCTCCCGATCTCGCTACGGCATTACCAAACTGTGTTATAGTTTCCCTTGCAGCATCGGCAGACATTCCTACTGATTGTAAAGAGGCAGAAGCCTGTACAACTTGAGGCAATGCAAGACCAGGATTCTCTGCAACTTTACGCAACTTATCCAACTCTTCCTTTGCTCCTTCACTTGTACCCATAATGGCAATCAATCCATTCTCCAACTTTTCCATGTCGGCAAATGCTTTCAATGAAGCTGCACCGACACCAAGCAATGGCAGAGTTATAGACTGCGTCATAGTGCTGCCGATAGATTGCATTTGTCCGCCAAATCTTGACATCGCACGCTCAACCTTGCCAAGTTCTTTCTCAAGGTTGCTAACATCAATGCCAAGTTTTAAATTCAGTTTACCTATTGCCATTATTACTCTTTATCCCATTTGTCAAAAATTGACTTGTCAACTTCTGTCAAACTTCTTTTAGTTGGTTTTGGATTATCATTCTCCCATGGAAACTCAATTAAATCTTTAGGCTTAATTGATTTGCCTTTTGCCGTATGAACATTCAATAAAAGTGTTGTTTGCCACCTGGCTCTTTCCCACTCAAATTGCTGTTCTATTTGAAATTGATTATTATAACCTTGCATGGCTATAATAACCTCTCTCAATGTCATTTCATAGTATTGCGGAGGATGGAATCTAAGGACTCCA